ACAATCCCAAAATGAAAAGCAATCAAATAAAAAAAGGATCAATGCACTCAGTAAATTTGACAAGAGCAATGACTATGGGGCTATTACCTACGCCAACAGCCGCAAATATGCCCAACAGCAAAAAAATGGTAAAAATGGGCAGGATATCAACTTTACAAAGTTTTATAGAAGTCAATTTGAACAATTCCCAACTCAATCCCCAATTTGTTATGGAAATGATGGGCTTCCCACCGAACTGGACGGCATTACCATTCCAAAATGGAAAAATGAAACAATAAAAGCTGGCGGCAATGCAATAGTGCCGCAAATCGCCTATCAGATATTTTTAACTATACAAGAGTTTGAAAATCTTAACCCGGGGACAGGGGTAACTGAACAGCAATAACTATGGAAACTACAAAAAATTATGCAAAAATTTTCGCAGAAGAAGAAGCCGAAAAAGTTTTACGTTCTTTTTCTTTTTATACTTTAGTTGCTGCATTATTAAAATTTGGTAAACAAAATAATATGCAAATAATAATAACAATAAATAACCTGGGGACAGAGGTAACTGAACAGCAATAACTATGGAACAAAAAAACAACAGCGGCAGCCTTTACAAAAACACAAAGGACAAGCCTACGCAGCCGGACTACACCGGAACGGCCACCATTGCCGGAAAGCAGTATCGTGTTAGTGGCTGGGTAAATAAGAGTAAGGCTGGCGCTAATTATTTGCGCGTCTTATTTAGCGAGCAGCAAACCCAGGATCTAAACGTGGCGGCTAGCCAGGCCACTATGCCTATACAGCCACAAAGCAGCAATGATCCTATGCCAGACGATCTGCCTTTCTAAAAAAAAGCGCCAGGAGCAAAGCTCAACTGGCGCGGACAAACGACTGCGGAACTGGCCGCGAGCCACCTGTATTCAATGCTAAAATAGTACAAAATGAGTAAAAAACTGGAAACGGCGATAGTTTTTTTTAAGCCTGGCACCAAGCGGCCCAGGAAATACCGAAATATAACCAATAGGCTCAAATTTGGCCAATTTTGCGCCAGTTGCGGCGCCTGGTATATTAACTGGTATGACAAGGAAACGGCCAATTTTGAGGGCCGTACGTGGCTTATAAGCGATTTTAACAAAAAGCAGTAAATTAGAGCTTTCATAAGCAGGGTTGGTTTAGGCGGCCTGGCGTTTCAACGCCGGGCCTTTTTTTACCCTTTACAAGACATTACTTTTATTAAATAAAGGTGAATACAGGTAACAATGTGGATATTTTGAGCTACAAAAATGTACAATATATCAGTTTTTTTCACTAACTTCGCCAGAGACCGCGCAGCGGCCCTACAGAGCCGCGCGCGGGCTCGGCGAAAAGTTACAAAAAAAGAAAAGTTTTGAAATAGATTTTTTTGTTTGACTTTTCAATCTTATTTTCGGTAACGACAAACGACAAGGATCTAAAAGGCCGCAGCACATTGTAAATGCGGAATATCTTACTACTGGTAGGCGGCGCAGCTGCACTGTTTTTCTTATCACGCTATCGCTTCGGACAAAGAGCGATATTTTCACTAAGGTCATTACGCCCAGGCGGCACATTGTTTGCACCAATCTTTAACGTAGATCTGGCCGTCGCTAATCCTACTAATCAGGCTATAGTCATTAAGTCAATTACTGGATCAATAAATGTACAGGGATCAACTGTAGCTAATGTATCGGCGTTCGGTGATCAGCGCGTAGCTGCTAACAGCGAAAGTATTTTGAAGCTGCAAGCAAGGCCCAGCGCTATCGGTGTGTTTGAAACGGTGCGCGAGCTGTTAAGTCGTCCGCTGGGATCTACCAGCGTCAGTTTTACCGGTACGGCCAATGTGGACGGCTTAGTCGTTCCTGTTAGTGAAAGTAAAATGATCTAAGGAATGGACGCAACTACTTTAATGGGTAGGCTGGGGCCGTTTCAAAATAGACGTGAAATGCTTACGGCAGATCAAAGTACTGGCGACATAATAGACGCCATACTGGAAGCGCACCGCAGGCACGCACACGACTACAGTAAAATAAGTTCTTTTTTTAATGCTGGATCAAGGCGAGCAACGGCGCGCAAAATTTTTAATTTTCTTAAAAACAACGTGCGCTATGTAATTGAGCCAGGAAGCAAGCAGACGGTAAAAAGCCCTGCAGCAATCCTGGCGACTGGTTACGGCGACTGCAAACACTATAGCCTTTTTGCTGGCGGCGTTTTACAAAATTTAGGCATACCGTTTGCCTATCGCTTCGCTAGCTATAAAATTTTTGACAAGCAGCCGCAGCACGTTTTTGTAGTTGTTAATCCCGGCACCAGTAATGAAATATGGATAGATCCAGTCGTAGGCGACTTTGATTATAAAAAACCGTACACGTACGCAACAGATAGAAAAATGGCACTATACTCAATAAGCGGAATTGGCGCAACAGCGCAACAAAGGGCAGATCTAAGAGCTGCCAAAGCAGCAAAGAAAGCGGCGCCGACTAAGGCGGCGAAACAAGCAGCCCAGACGTCAGTCGTGGCTGCCCGCAAAGCTGCCGGCCGTACTGCTGGCCAAGTATTAAAGAAAGGCGCGAAAGTAGTTTTGAAAGTAGCGGCCGCACCGGTGCGAAATTCTTTTTTGCTACTGGTAACTATCAATTTTGCAGGGCTGGCAACTAAGCTAGCCGCTGCCTGGCAAAAAGCACCTAGCAAGCTCACAAGTTTTTGGGAAGGAGCTGGGGGCCAGATCAATGCATTGAAGAAAGCCTGGGAAAAGGGATCTACTAAAAAAAGAATTTTTGGTATGGAGCAGATTGGAGCAGCGCCAGGAGTAGCAGCACCAGCAGCAACAGCAGCGCCACTACTGGTTAAGGTAGCCGACTTTTTTACTAAAATTGGAATAGATCCGGCAGAGCTTATACAAGTAGGTAAGGACGCGCTAAATAAAAAAGCCCAGGAGCTAGCTAAAAAAGCCCTGGAGCCAAAGGCAGCAACTGAAGCTACAAACATAGATATTGCCGACCAGGTATTTGAGCCAGCCGAGCTGCAGCCCACTACCGATATGGCACCTAATCAAACGACAGCCACAAAAAAACCTAATTTTTTACCGTTACTGATTGGCGGAGCTGCCGTATTGTATTTTGTAACTAGAAAAAAATAATATGACTGCAAAACAAAAAGCCGCCCGCGCTAAATTTAAAGCGGTAGTAAAAGAGGCTGGAAAACTTAGAAAGAAAAACCCTAGTCTTACGCAAGCTGAGGCTGTTAAACAGGCGTGGGCTATTAGTTACAGTAAAAAACGCGCTGGCGTAGGTGCTGCTAAAAAAGCTACGCCTACTAAGGTAAAAGCTAAGAAAGGAAAGCGCACCAGCGAAATGCACACAGATACTAAAAGCCATAACGTAAATATCCGCGTGGTTAGCGGTATCGGTGCGATCAAAAGTAGTGGCGTTAAAATGCTACAAAAAAAGTTTGGCATTTTGGCTGCAAAAAAACTTATGAAAAGAAAAAAATCAGAGGCTAGAAAATTACAGCGTGAAATGACGAAAGTAAAAACGCAGTTAAAAAAACTTCTTAGCCTGTAATGTATAAAATAATGCCCTATACTATGGCACAGGCTAGACGGTTAAAAGTAATCGTTAAGCTTAGCACTAGGAAAGGTAAAAAAATAGACGTATATGACAGACAAGGAAACTACATAACAAGCGTTGGAGCCAGGGGTTACCTGGACTATCCGACTTATAAAAAGTTATTCGGTAAGGCAGTAGCAGATCAGCGCCGGAAACTTTACAAGGCAAGGCACGAAAAGGACAGAAAAGTGAAAGGATCGCCAGGCTACTTTGCTGATCGGCTACTATGGTAAACAAGGACGTAACAAAACAACTATAAACTAGAAAAATGGCAAGACGTAGAAAAAGCACTAAGAGACGCAGTTCACGCCGTCGTATGGGTGCCGTTGGCAAAGCCAACATTCAGGCAGCTCTGGGCATTATTGCCGGCGCTGTAATCGGTAGAAAAGTCGCAGGAATTATCCCCGGCGATAATGAGTACATTAAAAACGGAGCCGTATTGGCCGTAGGTTTGGCGTTCCCGATGATCCTTAAAGGTGAAATTGGAAAGTCAATCGGTAACGGTATGATCGCAGTAGGCGGCGCCGGACTTGTTGCAAAAGCACTACCAGGGCTTGGGCAAATGGACGATACTATGACGTTCCCAGTAACCGTTGGCGAAATCCCTGACAATATCAGCGTGATCGCTGGTGATGACAGCGTAATGGCTGGCGACGATCTTTCAGTCCTGGCTGGTATGGAAGAAGATGAAACGTACTAAAATGAATCACCTGTATTCACCTTTATTTAACTAAAAGCCCCACGCCAGGCAATACGAATGGCGTAACAATTATTATGGCTTCAACAGTAGGCACTCGCCTAGCATTTGAAAAAGCGAAACAGGCTATCAATAATGCCGGTTTTTCGCTCGGACAGGCTGTACTTTCACAGTCCTATCTTCGTTTGGAAGTAGCTTTATCAACTACTATCACAAGCTATCAGTTCCCAGTTCTCACTAACGATGTTAGTAGCTCAAACACCAGCAGCTTCAATACTGAGCAGCGTTTGAACTTGCAGGACGCTTTCGTGTGTTCTTCAATCGGTCTGTTTTTCGCTGTACCTAGCAGCAGCACCGCTAGCAACTATCGGCTGTTTACTTACCCCAGCCCGATCACGTTCTCGGCTTCTAATACAGCCACTAGCTTGCTGAACTGGTATAACAGCTCGCTCACCTTGACTGTGAATAACCGCCAAATTGTGCCTGCCTATGACCTGTACAGACACTATTTTGTGCCACAAACGCAAGCCCAGACAGCGCCTTACTACGCTGCCAATACCCAAGCGTTTGTAGATCAAAACGACGGTAGCAATGACGCTTTCTATCCTGTAGAGCCAGCCTGGGTACTGGTGGGATCAAAGCAAAATTCACTACAAGTACAGTTGCCACAAGCTATGGCCGCAGTTGAAACAAACAGCCGCGCGATCCTTATTCTTCGTGGACACCTGGCCCAGAACGTTACGCCTGTACGTTAATTTTTCGTTTCGGTCAATAAACCTAAGAGGGCCGGTTTCGGCCGGCCCTTATTTTCAAAAAAAGTAAAATTTAATACAATGGCATTTAAGGCCGCTAAATACGAACTGGTAGAGCTACTGGTTCCCGGTGTAGCAGTAACAGGACAGACACAAACGCAATGGTCGTTCCCTGATCTGCCTAAGCTACGCTATACAGCACTGATGGCGCTGGAAACGTTCGCCGTTGATACAGTAACCGTATCACCTAATAACGTCGCTTTGCCGTCCGCAGCTATTATGCAAAAAAGTTATCTGGTACTCTATTCAAACGAGCGCCAGGACTTATTCCGTATTCCTTTGGTATCACTGATCCGCACCCAGGCTACAACTACCGCCAGCGCGCCTTTTGTACGTAGCTTGCCAGAATTTAGCGGACAAAAGATCACCTGGGATAAAAGCTATGTAACAATCGCGTCGGCACCAGCCAACACGACTAACATTAGCTTTGTTTTCGGCGTTTACTATATCTAAAAAACTATGGCTGCAACAGCACAACTACGAAACGCAAGCGCCGTCCTAAACTGGTACAACGAGCAGCCGCAGGCTGCCTGGAAGATCTTTAGGTTTTCAGTAATGGCTAAAAACATTACTGGCGCTTATGACGGTAAAAGCAAGGACGAGGGATACGAAAAGCTACAAACAGAGCTTTCGTATATTTCGCCTGACGACTACAACAATTTTGTTTTAGGTCTATACAATGACAAGGACAAAGAAAGAGTAGCGCCAGCGATCAATAAAGTTTTTGTGCTAAACGAAGCGCCGCTAGGTATGATCGCAGGCTACGGCGTAAGCAATCAGCAGGCCCAGGTAAATAACGAGATACTAAACGAAATCCGCGCACTACGCGCTGAAAGGCTGGCCGAACTAGAAACCGACGAAGAAGAAGAAGAAGAAGCAGAGCAGCCAGTAACGCCGTCCAGTATCTTAGCTGGTATGCTACAGCAACCACAAGTACAACAAATGTTAATCGCTATGCTAGGCAATTTAGTAAACAGCTTTTCGGCACCCAAGGTGCAGCACGTAAGCGGCACCCAGGACGTGGAGCAAATTATTCAAACACTATTTAGCAAAGGAGTAACAGCCGACGACTTGGCGAAGCTGGCAGCAATGCCGCAGGCCCAGATCGCTATGCTGCTATCAATGCTTAGAAAGTAATGGCAAAAGGAATAAAAATATCAACTACAGACGTGCTACTAATAGGCGGCGGCCTTTTGGCTTTTACAGCTATTCGGCGACTGCTTATAAAAGCAGGAGTAGCAGCTGGGCCCGGTACAACTAGCACCGTTCAGCAAATAACAGATCCGGGTAGCTACTGGAAACCGTTATACTATAAACGTACTGGCGGGATCTTAATAAGGCGAGCTACAGCTGAGCAGTTAGCAAAGCAGATACATAATGCTTTTGGAATATTTCAGGACGACTTTAACGCTGTAATGGCTGCTTTTAGCCAGGTAAAAACTAAGGCTGCAATATCTTTTCTGTCCGATGTTTTTCAGCAACGATACAAAGAGGATCTACTGACGTTCTTAACTAATGGCGGCGGTATCTTACCCTGGGACGGTCTTAGTGATAGCCAGCTTAAAAACTTATTAACCTATACAAACAGATTACCAGCACGATGAAAAAAAATATATTGCCCCTACTACTAATCGCCGGCGCAGCTATAGCGTTTATGGCCTTTCGCAGACGGCCCAGGGTAACCGTTGAAGCAGGCCCAACAGAAAGGATCACTGAGCAGGAGTTCGCGGCGCCTGTAGATATGCCGCCAGCTAGGCAAACGGCTGTAGATATCGGCACAAAGCTAATCAGTAATTTATTTACAAAGAAGCCTGGCGCAAAGGCCAGGGCTACGGCTGTAAAAAGAGCCGTAAGGACTAAGACAGCAACCAGGGCGCAGGCAAAGGCTGTAACAAAACAGCTTTCTAAAGGTATTCGCGTGGCTGGTTTTGGCGATAACGTACTTGTATAAAAAACGACAATGAAAAAAGGAACTATACTTTACCTGGTAGCCGCCGCCGCAGTGTATTATTACTTTATCAGGCGCAGAAAAGCTACCGGCAAGACGGCACCTAGCGCAGAAAGCGCAGCCAGTACAGCTAGGCAAATGGTGGCCGATATTGTAGATCAAACGACTTTCATACCTGACGAGACCACTATGCGCCAGGAATACGCAAAAGATCAAAAACTTTGTAGATAATGGCCTGTGTAAAATTCATAACAGAAACAAAGATTTTTCAGCAATCTGGCCAGACGGATACGAATGCTAACAGCGTTATATTTGTCAATCAAGGCACAAGCAACGTAACCGTTGACGGTTTTTTGCTTACACCAAACCAGTCCTGGAATATCACCGGAAACCGCGACGAGATCAATGTTAAGGTCTATAGCTTTAATTTTAGCGGCACCGGAACTAATCAATTAACAGTCATACTTAAACGCTACGTATAGTGTTTGTAAACTTTAACATACTTAACCAGCTTGGATCGCCAGCTATCAATAGTAATGTGTTTGCTAACAGGCCCGCCGCAGGACAGACAGGGCGGCTCTTTGTTAGTACCGATACTTTTGAGATCTACCGGGATAATGGTACGACCTGGGATCTAATCGGCGGCCCAGGATCTAGCACAATAACTGGAACCGGTACGGCAACGCAGGTAGCTTATTTTACCAGCTCCCAGGCGATAGGATCTAGTGCTAACCTATTTTGGGATAACACAAACAGTTTTTTAGGAGTAGCGACAGCCACACCAACAGCCACAATTGAGGCTGTAAAAACAGACGGAATAGGAATTTTTGCTAATTACACTACCAATGCTGGTACTGGCAGTAGTGCTACAGCTATTTATGCAATCAATAATACAGCTAGCAGCGGTTACGCGGCAGTAATTGAGGAAAAAACAGGCAATACTACTGGCGGTCAATATCCGCTATTAGTTAAACATAGTTTATCCAGTGGAACTGCTGCGGTCGGTATGGGTACTGGCGTACACTGGCAACTGCCTGATGACGCGGGTACATTTAAGACGACACAGCTAACTATTGAAACAATAGACGCAGCCGCCGCAACATACGCGACGCGTTACCGTTTTATGGTACAAAGTGCAGGGAGTAGCACGCCAGCAGCTTACCTTAATGCTACCGGACTGGGATTAGGAACGGCTACGCCTGGCGCTAAATTAGATATTCACAGCACAGGTACGGTAGCGCAGTTCAATACAACAAGCGGAACCGGTAACGTTTTTATCGCCTTACAACGTACTGGTACCGGTCTTTGGCGTATCGGCGATACCTATAACAGCGGCGCTAACTTTTTTGAGCTGCACAATACTGTACTAACTAATAACGCTATAGAGGTACTTGCCGCCAGTAATGAAGCTACTTTTTTATCTACAAAAACATATAGCACCGGTAACGCAATCGGAATAGCAGTACAGCACAATTTAACAATACCTAACGGAGTAAACGTAGGGCTGGCGGCTATAGGTGGAGTAAATAGCAATTTAAACCTAACACTAGGCGGTAGCACTACAGTAGCCGCAACTGGCAGACAGGGGCTAGAGGGTAGTACCAGTATTAACTTTACTGGCGCTGGTACTTTAACAATGACGCAAGGCAGTACGGTACGCGCATTTAGCGCGCTTAGTAGTGTTTATGCGTTTAACGGTAGCGCAGTAGGTACGATAACGCACCTTGCTGGACTTCGAATTTGCTTCCCTGATAACGTCGGTAGTGCAGTAAATATTACTAATAACTACGCGCTACTAATAAACAATCAAACGACTGGAACTGGAACGGTTACTTACACCAATCGCTGGGGGATCTACCAAGAGGGCGCAAGCGATCTAAATTACTTTGCGGCAAATACGCTGATAGGTACTACGACCAATAGCGGCGAAAAATTAGTTGTTAATGGTAGTGCAACATTTGGCGGAACAAATGCAAAATTATTAGTTGATGTTACTAATCAAAGAATATATACAACAACTGCTGGTTTCAGCAGAGGTTTTTATTTGAATTTTAATGCTAATAATTATTTTTTTGGCGACGCTGCTGATTTACTCGGTTTGAATTGTGATGTAAATATTGGAAAATATACATTAGGAGACACACAATTTGTATACAATGGAACAAATTTAGTAGTTGATGATCAAAGTCAAATTATTTATACACAATATAACTTAAATAATTTAGGTTTATCTTTAGATTTTGCCAATAATAGATATAAATTAGGAGATATTAACAATTCTTGTTTATTAGATATAAATAGCTTTGTAACAACATTAGAAGGGGGTAATAATGGAATTCAATTTATATTAAATGATAGCAATGGAATAATCAAAACTGCAGTTAGCGGCGCTGACAATGGGTTATTTATAGATACTGTAAACAATGTCTATTATTTAGGAAGTTCAAATATATTTCAACAATTATATGAAAGTGGTAGTTCTGCCTATTTTTCATTTTATTTACCAAGCATAGGCGATATTCAAGGTCTAAACATTGTTTATTCTAATTATACAACTGGGGTATTAGATCAAGTGCAAATAGGCGATATTTTTGGTGGTGGAAATAGCACGCGTATTATCATAGATGATGTTAATTCGCAAATAGATATAAATAATAAACCTAATTTTAGTAATGTATCTGTAGCGGGTTCTGCGGGTGCATTACAGGGCTATTTTACAATGAAAATTAACGGTACTGATAGAAAGATACCTTATTATGCAGTATAAAAAATAAAAAAATGGGATATTCAATTCAGCCAGTACAAATATGGACTAACGGGCAGCCAAGCAGCGGCAATTTTATTGACGCGTCTATCGTAAACGATAACCTAAGCAATTACGCGCAGTTTTACTGGGTTATTAGCAGCGTTACTGGCACAGGCGAGGACGAAACTAAGCAAGCCTTAGCGCAAGGAAATACCAGTATATCGGGCCAAGATTATGCCGCGTGGGGGCAAGCTGGCGACGTTAATTTATCGGCTTATGAGTATATTTGTACGCAACTTAATTTAACCCTAATACCTTAAAAAAATGGCAAACGTAACGGAACTAAAGGCCCAGGCCTACGACCTACTGGCAAACATTGAATTTTTGCAATCTAAGCTACGCGAGGTCAATATCGCAATAGCAGAAGAAACTAAAAAACAGCAAGAAAGTGGATCTCAACATAGTAACAATAGTAATTAGTAGTGTTTGTAGCTTTGTGGCGTCCTGGGCCGTGCTTAACCAGCGTGTAAAAACGCTGGAAGAAAAGCAGGCTAAGCACGACGACCACGGCGAGCGCCTTATTCGGCTGGAAACAAAGCTGGATATTTTAATTCAACAATTCAAAAGAAATTCACTATGAAAAAGTTATTAAAGAACTGGAAAACGACCTTTTTCGGATTTGCCACTATTATCGGCGGCGTGGCCGCTATTTTGAAAGGCGACCTGGTTACCGGGATCACAACAATCGGAGCCGGGCTGGGCCTGACTGCCGCTAAAGATTTTGATAAAACAGGTCTGTAATGAATGAAAGGCGCAAAAAACTATATTATCGCCCTGGCCATACTGGGCCTAATCTTAATTACTAGCAACGTGAGCGCAGCCGCACTTATAGCAAAATTTGAGGGCCTGGAGCTAGAAGCCTACAAGGACAGCGCAGGCATTTGGACAATCGGCTATGGCAATACGCGCAATCCCTATACTGGCCTGCCAATAAAGAAAGGCGACAAGATCACTAAAAAAGAGGCCCTGGACTGGCTGCGGATTACTACAACGGCCGTGGAAGCAGACGTAAAGCGACTTGTAAAGGTGCCAATCAATACTAATCAACGCCTGGCCCTGGCCAGCCTGGTATTTAACATAGGCGCCGGAGCCTTTGCAAGATCAACGCTGCTTCGTTTACTTAATAGCGGAGCTGAAAAGTCGGCTATAGCAGCCCAGTTTTTACGCTGGAATAAAGTAAATGGCAAAGAAGTAAAAGGATTAACAAATAGGCGAAAAGCAGAAGCCGAGTTGTTTTTGTCATAAATTACTGAAAAATAGCATTTTGTAAAATTAATTAGTACAGGGTACTAATTTTTTTTGTTTATATGAACTAATCTACTATAAATTTACAAACGACAAACGACTTTACTAACCTTAAATTATCGGAACTATGGCTATTCTAAGCGACCGTGCCGCGTACATACGCGAGCTGGAAAACAAAATTAAGACACTACAGTTTTTGGGCAAACACCTGGACGACGCCAGGATCAAAATTGAATTTACCTACAGCTGCGGCAGCCGCGCCCAGGTAGATCAATCGCTGATCCCTTTTAACCTGGGTATGGAGCTTCGCCTGCTAATCGGCGAGAGCATTGACCACTACCAGCGCACAATTACAAACATTCTAACGATACCAGATGAAATTGGCTAAATTCTTACTGGAGCTGCTTTTTGTAGTTCTGGTATGCCTGCCAGTATTTTGCCTGGCCTATATTCTTATCGAAATATCTTTTTTATTTTATAACCTAAAAAAAACCCTAAAATGGAAAATTACAATTTACCAGCGTTCCCGCCACAAGTAGCACAGGACAATCTCGGCCGCATTATTGCACCGATCCCTGGAATGAGTAAGCTAGAGTATTTTGCTATCCAGTTGCTACCTACCTACCTGGAGCTGGGCAAAAAACACACACTAGCCGACAAAGGCGAGCCAATCACACCTATACAGGCTGCAATCATTACTGCAAAAACATTACTAGACCAATTAAATGAAAAGCAAAATGAAAAAGATACTTTACAGATTATTGAATAGCCCTAAATTTTGGCTACTAATCATTTTTACTTTTATGCTCTGGCTATCTAGCTACTGGAATATGTAAAAAATAATGGCAAACGACGTTCGACTAATTACTGCGCTGCTTCACGCCAGGCGCTACGACGCTGCAAACAGACCACCTGCGCAAGAGCCTATTTTTACTATCCAGGGCAAAGTAGTGGGCTGCCTGCAGAGCTATATTGTATTTTCGGGCCTGCCGAAAGCCAGCAAATCAACATTTGTGGGAGCTGCGGCCGCGTCAGCCTTGGTGCCGCCGTTTCAAGGCATTTGGGGTATGAAGCTGCAGCTCCCAGTTAATAGGCCCAGGATCGGCTACTTTGATACTGAAATGAGCAGTTTTGATTTTTACCGGCAAATAGATAAAATAGTAAGCCTGGCTGATAAGCAAAAGTTACCTGATTTTTTTGACGCCTATAGTATGCGAGAAGATATGCCCAGCAAGATCCGCATAATGATTGAGCAGTATTTGATAGAAAATAAGGACTGTAGCTGCCTTTTTGTGGACGGACTACTGGACTTATGCCTGGACTACAACGATCCTAAAGAAACGCGCCTTGTAACAAATTGGCTAAAGCGGATTACTAAGCAATACGATATTTTGCTAATCGGGGTACTGCACCTGGGTAAAGGCCACGGCGAAACGCTGGGCCACCTGGGAAGCAATACCGATCGCTGGAGCCAATCCACAATGATAGTGGAAAAAAATAAGGACACAGGCCAGTTTGTACTGAAGCCTAAATACATACGAAGCGACGGCGATTTTGAGCCGGTAGCCATAATGAACTACAACGGACGCTGGAGCCAGGTACCCTATATTGAGCCAGCACCGGTAACACCTACAAAAAAGAAATAAAATGACACACGGATCATTATTTTCAGGCATTGGCGGCTTTGATCTTGCCGCTGAATGGTTAGGCTGGGAAAATAAATTCCACTGCGAATGGAACGAATTTGGGCAAAAGGTGCTAAAGTATTACTGGCCTAATGCAGAAAGTTTTACAGATATAAAAAAAACAAATTTTACAAAGTATGAAAAAAAAATTGACGTCCTTACAGGGGGCTTCCCCTGTCAGCCTTACTCTTTGGCCGGAAAGCGCAAGGGAAAAGAAGATGAGCGCCATTTGTGGCCAGAAATGCTTAGAGCAATTAAAGAAATTCAGCCGCGTTGGATCGTGGGAGAAAATGTTTTCGGCCTTGTTAATTGGTCAGCCGGGTTGGTATTCCACGAGGTGCAACTTGATTTGGAAAATCAAGGGTACACGGTATTCCCGTATGTACTTGCAGCTGCGGCCGTTAACGCGCCACACAGAAGAGATCGCGTTTTCTTTATTGCCCACGCCAACAGCCTTCGACAGCAACAATCCCAAAATGAAAAGCAATCAAATAAAAAAAGGATCAATGCACTCAGTAAATTTGACAAGAGCAATGACTATGGGGCTATTACCTACGCCAACAG